GCTCTTCGAAGTACTTGATAGTATCCTGGCTAAGTTTGCCCGAATCCGGATCGATGGTAAGAGGACTATTGAGCTTAGGTAATAAGCGGGTTCTAACGCCGTAAATAGCCTTGCCAATAGTTGAGTTACTTTCCTGGTATGCAAAATCGTTTGTTGCAGCAACGGCTGTATGTGAGTCGTTCAAGTATGTTCCGGGAAGTCCGAAATGTTTTCTGAGGAAAATATAACCCTTGGAGTCCATAGTCGCCATTGCAGCCAGTTTATCTTTAACCAGATTGCCATTTCCAAGAGCAGGAACATCCAGCTCAACAGCGCTCATTTTGAATTTTTCGGGCCATGCAATGTTTTCGTGTACCATAGCAAGACTCTTTGCACCAAGCACGGCACCTAAACAACCGATAGTTTTACCAACTGCAGTAAAAAGAACAGCACCAGCAGCTCCACCATCCTGACCAATAACAACACTCACGTTCGGAGCTGCTAAAGCTCTTAAATCGGGCAGGGTTGTAATATCAGCAACAGCGCTTATATCTCCGGTAAAGAACACACACCATAATGGCATGTTGTTAGCTTGTATGGTATTAACAACGGCCTGAATGGCTGTAACATGATTGGTTGTAAAGGCAATGGAATTCACATAAACACCAATGCTCTTTATTTTACCTTCAGCATAATCGCAAAGAGTAATCAGTTCATTGAAGTTATATGCCACTGCAGGAACCTCTGCAATCATCACATAAAGAATAATTGCCGGATTGATACGGAATGCTTCTGAAATGTGATAGTGTAACACTTTGTAGTCAGCTGATACGCCTGTAATACCTTTCGCTTCCGCGTCTTCCAAAGAAAGTATTTGCTTTACTCGGTCAACACCAAAGCCTGCAGGTAAATTCGCATTGGAGTAAAACAATAATCCGGAGTAGTGATCTTCTCCAGGCATTGTCCGGCTTAAACCTCCTTGTGCTTTTTCAAAAATAATGTCGTTCATTTTTAACTGTTATTTAGTTTCGAACTCGTTTCTTAAAATCAGTTTTAACTCAGTTTTCTGCTTATTTTGAATCCTGGCAGCATTCCTGGAGCTTATTGCTGCACCCCTTTGGGTTATAAAGCAGCATTGCTGTTTGGGGTTGTTCCTAAAGAACCTTCTCGCTGCAAATGTCTGCAAGTCGGTTAGCTGGCTCATTTTAACTTAACTACCAGCAGTGCAACTATCAGTACCAGGGATCCTACAAACCACCACAGGAAAAATTTATTTAAAGGCTCTTTAATTTCTTTTTGTACTGATGTTTGAGTCTTTTTATAAACTTCAAATAAGTGGCGTTCAAAAGTGAGTACATCCATAAGAGAGTCGGCAGCGCAACTGGCATTTGCAGTGAGCTTGCCGTTAACAACCTTTACAACCACATTGCTGCGTTTGCCAAAGGCGTTTATTTGTTGCATTTGAGCTACATTAAGGGAGTCGCATATTACCAACGCCTCCAGTAAAGTTGAGTCCTGGGGGTTTACTCTCCAAAATGTGTCTCGTGTTATAATCAGGGAGTCCTTTACCTGCAGACTGTCCTTTGTAATTACGGGGCAGTACTGGCAGTATTTAGCTAATTTCCGCTCAAGGCTGCACTGAGCAGCCAGGAGCAGAAACGCAGCCAACAGAACAAACCTAATCTTTAACATCGTTAGTATCTTTTTCATCTCCTGCAGGGAGTGTTTGCCTCTTGAACTGTTGTAATAGGATCAGTAGTTTCTCCAGGAGTGTTTTCAGAATCGTCATCATCTTCAGTTTCGTCTACCAACTCCACTGTTAAAGCCTCACTGGTTGTTTCGAACCGAGGGAATAATTTGTGTTTATAACCTTGAGGGAGATAGATGTTTTTCTCTTCAACTCCAATCGATTCAAGCCACACAGGAACATCGAAACAAGGACAATCCTTTTTGTCGAATTGGTTGTGGCCAGCCACTAAAACATCAGGATGCTTTTTAAGGACAGCTTTAACATATTTCTCCATAGCTTCCATACAAGCCTCGGTACGGGTGTCGGCTGAATGTTCTCCTTCCGGATCCAGTCCGCCAACGTAAACTATATGACGACTCACGCCATTTAAACCTTTTACACCATTGGTGATCTCCCAGGGATCAATCTTGTTATCTTCGTTGTGTTTAACAAGGTTCTCAACCCTGCCGTCTTCGTGAAACATATCGGTATAACCAACCTGTTTCCACTTACGACCAATCAAATGCCAGGCGCGAATATCGTCGCCTGTTACCTTTCTACCCATTGGGGTAGCAGTACAGTGAATAATTAAAAATTTAAAACTTCCCATTCTGTCAGCGTTTTATATAGGTTAAATAAAAATCTACTATTACCATTGTAAAGGCTATTACTGCCATTGCTGGCACCAGGTATATTCTTTTTCCTCTAAAGGTGACCTTTCCAATAGCCCAATTGATTGACCTTATTTCCTCATCGTTGGATACATTGTTATGCAACTCCTCTCTAATAATTTTCCGGATGTTTTTTTCCATCCATTCCTTGTGTTGGCTCAGAAGCTCACTTTCGAACTCGTAAACCTTGCAATCAGGACATTCACTCTTGTGTTCGCGCTCGTTTGACATAAATCTTTAATTTGCGGTGGACAATAGTGGTATCAGGTTTGTGCTGTCGTTTTTTTTTAGTTCCCAGGAGAATTGATATAGCCTGTTAATGCTCTCCTGAACTCTTCGCGCATCCTTCTCTGTAGCAATAATGTGATTTGAAAGAACTGTATTTGTCGCCTGAAACTGCTTTTCGGTAGTCTCTTTAAGGTCTTTAAGGTTACTCTCCTGGCTTTGCTGTACAGCTTTTAAACTCACATCCACATGATTTTTCAAAGACTTAATTTCCGCTGTAGTTTGTTTGCGGAGTGTATCCACACTATGTTGAATGCTGGCAACCTTACCCATTTCGCTTTTAACTACATACATAGTTAAAGGCCCGACCAGAACCGCTGAACCGGCAAGCAGAGTTGCTGTAATATTTATTTTTAAAGATTTAGCAAAATTGTATACTTCCTTAAACATAAGCTTTTGAATCAAGCCCCTAGGGTTGTTAACCTTTCGGGGCATTTCCTACTGAAGGTGGATTAGTTTGTAGCGGAGGGAAGATTCGAACTTCCGACCTCCGGGGTATGAACCCGGCGAGCTGCCACTGCTCTACCCCGCAAGAAGTTTAGGCTGCTGAATCCTGAACGATTGCAACAACACCCTTTGCATCCTGACGGCGTTTACGTCCACCCATCCGAACAAGACCGGAATAGATGTCGCCGTAGTAAAGTGGGTTACCAAGATCTTCGAAGAAATCAACGGTACCAAGGGCGCGTTCAACACAGTTCTTTTGCCAGCAAAGCACAGCGTCGTTGTCGGTGGTAGCTTCAACAAACACTTCAGGATCCGGATCCTTAGCCACTGGAGTAGCAGCGTTGCTATAGATAAGAACTTTGGATCGTTCCATCAGGTTAAAGCCGTAAAGTCTCATTACAACACCATTAGGTAAATCCAATTCTTTAGAATTATCGCGCTTCAGCAAGTCGGCATCATCGGTCAACTGACTATAGAGATCAGAAGGAATAAGAGCATATCTGTCATTACGTGGGATGTTGAGCTTGTTCATTAAAGCCTGAGCGCGCTTTAAATCTTCCTTCAGGAACTTTTTGCGGTTGCCGGTTGCTCCGGATGCGGTAGCAGCTACAGCAGCTCCGGTAGTTCGTAAAATATAAGCTGCATCTTCAACCCTCCAGTTGTAAAGCATACCTTCAGCGGTATATTCCTGCAAGGTTTCCATATTCTCAGTCATAACGCTATCCATCTTGTCGTACGACAACTCAACGGTTTCAGCATTAGCAATAAGAGTCGGGTTCAAGGTGTATTCGTCGATGGCGTAAGTTACATCCACGTCAGTACGGCGGGTAACAGCAGCTGGTAATTCAGTTCTGTTTTTCTTTACACCTGGTTTAGCACCTGCCTGAGGGATATGCACAACCTTTCCGGCTAGTACATGCTGGTCAGCATTAAAGGCATAATTTAAAAACTCGTTGTTTTTAAATAGGTTGCCCATAATGTAATCGGTCCATAATTCTTTTTGAATGGCCATTTTAAAAAGTATTTAAAGAGTTAATAATTAGGGTTTAAATAACTGGCTCTGTACCAAACTGAGCTTTGAAAAGAGCTTTGTACTTTTCGGGTTGTTTGGCCTTCATTTCGGCAAGAGCTGCCGGAGCTTTCTTACGAAAATCGTTGAAGGTATATCCCTTGTGAGGATCATTCTCGTCAACAATTACGTTGGTTTGCAATTGGTTTTGGATGCTCTGGTAAGGAGCTTTAGCGTTGAGTATCTTCTCAACAGCTTCGAAATTGCTTTCGGCTAATTGAGTGTAAGTTGGAACTTCGGCGTCGGTAATCTTGTTGGCAGCTTTAGCAGCATCGACCATTGCGGTAATACGCAGTTTCTTTTGAGCTTCGGCATCAGTTTTAAACTGTTCAAGCTGTGCTTTAAGGGAAGTGTTTTCATCCTTTAAGAGCTTGTTATCACCGTTAATTTTAAGAATGGCGTCCAGAACGGCTTGTTCTGATGCATTAGCTTGTAAGCTAAGTGCAGCCACAATAAATGGAAGTTTTTCCATATTGTCAGGGGTTTTATTAAAGTTTGTAATTTGTGTCTGGTAGAAATTGTAAACCTCACGGGAGTCGGCTACGGCTTTGGGAGCTTCTTTTACCTTACCATCAACTATGCCGTCGATAAGCTTAGCCTCAAGAGCCTGCTCTGCATTCATCCAATGGTCTTTGCCATCGAACCACTTGCTTTTTAAATCGGATACGGATAAACCTGTACGGGTGGAATAGATATCCAGGAGAGTTCCTTCAAAGTCTTCAATGTTGTCGGCTACATCTCTTAAATCATCGGCAGTGCCATAAGCTCCACCGCTCGGACTGTGTAACATTAACTTAGCATGACGGCTCATGTATCTTTTGGCACCTGGTACCTGGATAAGATTTGACATCATGCTGGCAGCAACCCCATCAACAAAGAAGTTAATCTTCATAGAGCTTCTGGAAAGAATGTTGTAAATCGCAATTCCTTCCTTTACTTCACCTCCATCGCTATTCACATAAATGTTTACATTTTTGTACTTGCCCTCAAGCTTTTTAAACTCCTCGGCAAATACAGCAGATTTGATATCAGCCCACTGACCAATAATACCATACATGTACACTTCTGCGGTGTCATTACCTTTTGCGACGATGTAAAATAGTTTCTCCATAATTTTTTTTCTCATTGCAAAAATGTATTATTTTTACGCCGTAAAAAAATCATAATTCAATGATTGCTAATATATTACATTTCATTAACTAATATATTACAATCATTGAAATAGTGTATTATTATTGTATATTATCGTTTTAAGTTTGTAATAAAAAATGACAGATCTAACAATCAAGCAGAAAAAAGAGTGGGCTAAAACGCTTTACCTGAACGACAATATGAAGCAGAAAGAAATAGCTGTGAAGGTTGGCGTGACGGAAAAGACTTTGTCTAAGTGGATAAATGACCCGGACGAAAATTGGGATATGCTCAAATCTTCCGTGATCATAACCAAAGAGCAGGAACTTAGACGCATTTATATGCAGATAAATGAGTTAAACACTCTTATAATGAGCCGTGCTGTTGGATCCCGTTTCTCCAATACCAAGGAAGCTGATACTTTAAGTAAGTTAACTGCCTCAGCCAGGAGCTTGGAGACCGACGCCTCCGTGGCTGATATTATTGAGGTGTTTAAACGCTTTCTCACCTGGCTAAGGGAATTCGATTTACCGAAGGCCAAAGAGTTAAGCGACCTTCAGGATGCATTCATTAAACACGTAATGCGATGAAAGTTCCAGACAGGAATGCACTAAGGGAGTGGGAAACGTACCGGCATAGCCTTCTCGCTTCCACAACCATAGATACTTCTGAGACTACCATTCAGCAGAAAGCCCGTATTAAAAGACTCGAAGCTGATGATGAGGCGTGGTTTGCTTATTATTTTGAGAAGTATTGCACTGCCGAGCCTGCTGACTTCCATAAACGTGCAACCATGCGTATTATGAATAATGAGCGCTGGTACGAGACGCGAGCATGGTGCCGGGAACTCGCAAAGAGTACCAGGGCAATGATGGAAGTATTAAAATTGGCATTAACCGCCAAAACAAACAACGTTCTATTGGCTTCTCA